CATCGAAGTTTTTGCGCGGCGATACCGGCTGGCGCGGGTGCGGTTTTGATTGGGTTTTCAAGAAGGCTAATTTTCAGAAAATTTTAGAAGGTAATTATGATGGCTAATCCACTCGCTGCTCGCCGCGTCGAGCCTGAATACCAGCAAGTTGACGCACAATCCCGCTGCAACGTGCTGAACGGTTATGACCTTACGCATAAGCTTGGTAAATTCTATTACGTGAAGGAAACGTTAAGTTCCGCAACTGGTGAAATGGTCCAGACAATCGAGGGCATGGATTTACCTATCGGCAAAAAGGGCTGGATACGTGAAAATGCGCCAAGGGTGAAGGGCCTTATTCGCAAGATAACCGGGGGCGAGCCTTGGCTGGTCGATGAGATTTACCAACGCGCCCTAGATGCTGCGCCTGTGCCGATACCTTGGGAGAAAATGCGGGTTGTATGAGAACGGCAACCGATTTGATGACCGACCTAGCCCGCATACAAGCCACGCCGAGCCTAAAGGGCAAAATCGCGGCGAAGTGGGCTGGTCACAAATGGAGCAGCGACGAAATGACCGCATGGGCGCGGTGGGCATGGCAGCAGGGGGTTAGGTGATGTGCAAGAAGGTCAAACATCCAACGCATGAAGCCGCGTGTATCACGGCCAAGCGGATGAAGAACAAGCGTCTTAACGTCTACAAATGCGGCGAATGTCACGCATGGCACCTTGGCAACAGCAATGCGCCGTTCCGCATCCAAGAGCGAATTGACCAGATTTTAGGCGCACGGCCATGATTGAGCGTGACCACTTATCACCGCTGACATTTCAGGCGTTAGTCGGCTCTGCATTGGCTGGCGGCTTTTATACCGACTTATTCCGCGCAGATGGCTTTGCAAAAACGCAAGAAGAGTTGGTGCGCGTTCCGGTCGTTTGGCAATGGTTTTGGGACAATGCCGAAATGGTGGAGCGTGACCGCCGATTTAAGGCCGAACTGGCGAGGCTTAAGCAATGATTGAACTATTCTGCGCCTGCATGGGCCTGATTATGCGAAAGACAACACAATGCCCGAAACAATAGCAATCCTAATGATACTGATAACCGGCGCGGCTGTGTTTTACTCGTTTTACGAGAAGCTGCGCTAGGCTTGCTTATGACGCCTAACTACGCTACATTGCCCACAACAGCAAAGGACACGCTATGAACATTGAGCGCGCTTTAGTAATCTGCATCCTCGTCATTCTCGTTGTCTGGCTTGCCACGCGATTGCTGTAATGATTGAATGGCTAACACACAGCAGGGACATACCCGCATGGGAGTTCCTTATCATCATATCGGCAACACTATGGATGGGAATGATTTGTGAGCGGGCAAGCAAGCGATAACGAAACTTTTGCCCCTATAAATATCGATTACCGCAAAACGGCTGAATTGATACCCTACGCGGCGAACAGCAGAACGCACAGCGACGAGCAGGTCGCACAGATAGCTGCCAGTATCAAAGAGTTCGGCTTTACCAATCCAATCCTTACAGACGGCGACAGCGGCATCATAGCGGGCCACGGGCGCTTGATGGCTGCGCGCAAGCTAGGACTAGCCGAAGTGCCGACGATAGCCCTTGTCGGCCTTACAGCGGCGCAGAAACGGGCATACGTGATTGCCGACAACAAACTGGCCCTGAACGCCGGGTGGGACGCTGCATTGCTATCAAGCGAGATTGCAGGGTTAGGCGAGGACGGGTTTGACCTGTCGCTGCTTGGCTTTAACGAAAACGAACTTGCCGCGCTGCTGGTTGAAAAGACCGAAGGTTTGACCGACCCCGATGAAATACCAGACGTTCCTGACACGCCGAGAACCGTGCTTGGTGACTGCTGGATATTGGGCAAGCACCGGATTGTCTGTGGAGACAGCACGGACGCTGACACGGTTGCGAAGTGCTTGAATGGGGTCACGCCGCACCTGATGGTTACAGACCCGCCTTATGGAATCGACTATGACGCTTCGTGGCGAGGCGATGCGAAGCGCAATGACGGCAGCGGTCTAAGCCTTGGTGTTCACGCTGTGGGGAAGGTATTAAACGATGACCGCGCCGACTGGGGTGAGGCGTGGGCGCTCTTCCCCGGCGACGTGGCTTATGTATGGCATGCGGGCAATATGGCACACACGGTGGCGGAGAGCCTTGTAATCAACGGCCTACAAATCCGAGCGCAGATTATTTGGAACAAGTCGAACATGGTGATTAGCCGTGGAGACTATCACCCAAAGCACGAACCTTGCTGGTATGCCGTCCGCAAAGGGAAGACTGGTCATTATGTAGGCGGGCGCAAGCAGACTACGGTTTGGGACATCGATAAGCCACAGAAGTCCGAGACAGGGCACAGCACACAAAAACCGGTCGAATGCATGAAGCGCCCTATCGAGAACAACTCAAGCGCAGGCCAAGCGGTTTACGAACCGTTCAGCGGCAGCGGCACGACTATCATTGCAGGCGAAATGACGGGCCGCAGTATTCATGCGATTGAACTATCGCCAGCTTACGTAGACGTCGCGGTCAAACGCTGGCAAGACTTCACCGGCGAAAAGGCTGTCCACGCGGAAACTGGTTTGCCGTTTGATGAATCCAATTTAGTGGAGGCAGCATAATGGGTGCGCGTGGACCACAGCCAATGGAGCCGACAGACGACCAGCGCCGCCTTGTCGAGCATTACTGCTCTATTGGCTATACGCAGGACCAGATTGCAGCCCTGCTGGATATAAGCGACGTCACGCTACGGAGATATTACCCGACCGAACTAAAGAACGGTGCACTGAAGGTAAACGCTCAAATCGGCGGCAAGCTGTTTCAAAAGGCGATGGGTGGTGACACTGCCAGCCTGATATTCTGGGCAAAAACACGCATGGGCTGGAAAGAGACTTCCGGTATGGAGCATAGCGCAACCGGCTTGCTTGCTGACGTGCTGCAAAGGATTGATGGCAAGACGCGCATCATAGGCAGCGACGAGTGATAGCTATAGACGAGGCCGTCGAGTTATTCGAGGACCGCGTATGGCGCTTAAACAACCTATACACGATTAAGGACAAGGGTGGCCGCGCCATCCCGTTCCGATTGAACGAGGCGCAGTCTGACTTGCTGGCAGACCTACACTCGCTCAATATCATCCTGAAAGCCCGCCAGATGGGTAGTATTCTGGAAAAGAAAAAACCATATATCGCTTGTAAGTGTGCTCAACTGGCGTCACAGCGCAACGTGTTTTTTTCATAAAATACAGTTTGCGATGATGCACACGATGCACCATACGAGTAACCAGAAATCTTTCATGTGAAAAGTAGTGCTATAAAGATGAGGATAGGCACGGACAAAAAGACAAGGCACCCATTCGAGACCTCCGGCTCCTCCCGCCGCTTGTTCATGCGGCCAAAGCCTTCGGTTCCTGGGCGTAACATCCCGGATGAGTAGCGTTTCTCTCTTTTAATCCGTGCCATGTGTCTTTAAAATATCCAATAAGTATTTTTCATGCGATATTTTTGTGTCCAATAGATTTCTGTCCTTGTCTCTGTAAAAGCAAGATTCCTTGTCGTATATTAAAAATCTATGTATCGTATAGTGATCTTTTGTTGAAATAAGTATTGTGTCTTTTCGGTGTATCTCGTTGTATGACCAATGGTGTCTGTGAAATCCCTTTATTTTACCAACCCTAACCCGGCTCTTTACCTTTTCTGGGTACTTCTTTTTGTACTCTTCGGTAGCATTTTTTTTGCTTTCGTATGTTGGCCTGTGTCGCCCTAAGTATCCAAGTCTATGATACTTCTTCCTGTGCCTTTCTCGTTCTTTTTCAACCCATTCGGTTGACACCTTTAGGGCATGGAACCTTTCCCTTGAAGACAATTTAGCGCATTCCTTGCACTTGTTTAGTCTACCGTCTGCCATCTTCTTATGTGGATAAAACAACTCAATTGGCTTCTCCACATTGCACTTAAAGCAAGTTTTTTTCATAAAAAGCACATCCAGCGATTTTTAACCCTGGATGTGCAAAAGTAACGCTTTTTTATTAAAAAGGTAGCGGATCATCGTCTACTGGTTCCGTGCGTGGCATAGCCGGAGCACCTTCGGTGTCCAGGTCGCCGTTGCTGTCAATCTTGCCGAATACTATGGCTTTGGTGGCGAACCCCACGGCAGTGCAGTGCTTGGCGACTTTTTCGCGGGTTGCCAGATCGGCG